TTGCTCCACGCTGTGGATCTCGATCAGTTTCATGGGTGCTGCTTTTTCCACTTGCTGATCATTGACTTTGACCAATTCTCTACTCATAGGGTTCTCCTTTTGCTACTTCTACTTCTACTTCAGCCCGCCACAGCCCCAAAACTAGGCAAAATCAACCCATTTTCGGTAGAAGAAGCATCAGAAGTAGAAGTAGAACTCAAATGATTGATTACAGCCGTCACCTTGTCGCACCAGACCGTGCCTGTGAGGCTCTTACCAAACAACCTGGATACTGCGCTCTTGCTCATCCCAGGCGTCCATCGTTCACGGATTGACTCTGCCATCTGTACGATCTCATCTTGTGGCTCATCGCTCTCCGCTAAAAGCTGACCGCTAACCGCTGACCGTTCCCCGCCCGCAGCCTGCTCTTCCAGCCACTTCATCCCCGCCTCGGTCGGCTTTGGGTACTCCACCACGAACGACTGGAACTCCACCAAACGCCCATCATGGACGATCAGTCCGCGCCCCAGCACATTCGGTAGGCGATTGGCGCCCGTCTGCCCCAGCCCCATCGCACTGTCTGAAGGCGAGATCACGCGGAACGAGATGCGCGTCGCCAGATTGCTTTTCGCAATGACCGCCGCTTTGCTCGGGTCGTTCGTGGCGAAGATCGGGAACACGCCCGCCGCGCGATTGACCTTGACCTGTTTCAGCAGCAACGCCTGGTCTTCCACTTCTGCCACTTCATCGATGAACAGCGCCATCGGCGGTAGATAGTCCTGCGGCTCAGCCTGGGCGTTGAACGAGAGAATGTTCGGATGTCCGCTCATTGCCAGCTTGCGCATGCGCGCATCACACTCTGCCTGGATGGCTGCCAGCCCCTGCTGTAAACCCTGCATCGGAAACAGCGTGAAATGCTCGCGCCCTACATAGCGCAGGTATTCAGCGTTTTGCTTGCCATCCCACGCGTACACATTGACCTGACCGCCATGCAGCAGGGATTGGATCATCCCGTGCAGTTCGCCGGTCTTGCCCATGCCGCGCATGCCCACCACGAAGAAGGAATCCCCTTCGATCAGTGAGAGCCAAATATCCCGGCGCTGGGTAGACCCGATCGCCATGTGATACGGGCTCGGCTGTTCATCCAAATTCAACGGCTTGGCAACCAGTTCTTCAGCCACGGTCGGCACCTGCGGATCAACCTGCAAGAACAACCCGCGACTGTTCGTGCGTACCACCAGGCGACCGTTCAAGCGTGTGGAAAGCCGATGCGCAAAGTCTTGATTGAGTTTGCCGATATCTACCATCGCCGGGTCAAAGATCACCAGCACACGGTCCATCAGCGTCCAGACGTAGAACGCCTTGCGCCCGCTGTACAAGATCGCCTTGCGTTCATCGAGCAGGTTCATGGTCTTATACGCCACGACCAGCGGGAATTTATCAGTCATTCTGCGCCTCCTTCCAATCTTTATTCAGCGACTTCAACGTCTCGCCATCCAATAAGCCAGCAGGCGGCGCGTCTTCGGCATCGATCACATCAAAGGGCAGGTCATCCTGTTGTCTGCCGAAATATTTGTTGAACGTCTGTGCAGCCTGTGGGGTGGTGGATGTAGGCATACTTTTGATCGCTTCCACGGCTTGTGCGCGCTCGGTCACCCTGGCTTGCTCAGCCGGTGCAGATAACTGCGGCATGCTGATCTCATCATCCAGCTCGATCACCGGTCCCGCCATTAAGCGCGGACGGATGCCGGTCTTGCCATTCAAGATCAACAGCTCAACATCACCATCGTCGTTCTTCACTTCACGCACACGCGAGTGGTCATACAGATACTTCGAGCCAGCCACCAGCCCCACTACCACCACCAGCATGGGCAACACCCATTCTGGTGTGTTCTTCTGCCGTTGTTGTTCCACAGCCAGATTCGAGAGCTGCACTTCGTTGTTTCTCAGCAATATCTCCTGCTGATTGGCGATCTGCGTCAACGTGGCTGCAGGCGGGATGGCGGTCTGGGTGATCGTGAAAGCGGTCGCTGTGCCAGCTGCCTGTTGGGTGGCTTGCAGGTCCAAGCGTGACTGCACCGCGGTCGCATCCGCATCGATGCGTTGTTGCGTCGCCTGAATGTCGAGACGTTTCTGCTCAGCGGTTGCCTGCGCATCCTGCCGTGCCTGTTGAGTTACAGCCAAAGCCACCTGGTACGCTTCATACGTGGATGTGACGCCCACGACCTGGGCGGTCGCTGTCATCTGCACCTGGACGGCTTGCTGGGTCGCTTCTGCCGCCAATTGGACCTGCATCATCGTCCCCGCAATTTCCACCGGGCTGATGTTGGTCGGCGTCGGCGCTGCGCCTTCATACTGACCACATGCCGTAAGCAGGAACACGAGCACGAATAAGATCGGATATTTCTTCATATCAAAAGTCCAGTCTGCTATCATCTTGCGGTGTGGAGGCGGGCTGTGCGCTGCGCCCGGTCCTGGGCAGGGCTTGCTTCAGCACGTATTCCCGCAGCAACATATCGGTGGTCAGCTTCGGTGTGCGGAGGCTGGCTGGTTTTGCCTGTATCCGGTTGCGACGTGTGGAACGTCGGTTACGCTTGAACATGCGCAGGAAGGGCGTCACGATCTCTGGCAGGGTGTAGGCGATATAGGAAACGATCGTCACTACCACCACGTGCAGCACGAAGTTGAAGATAAACTTCAGCGACTCCAACGGTGTCATCCCGCGAAAGAGCGCCCATACCTGCTCATGGAACAAAGCAACCCCGATCACCAACCCGATCGCCGCCAGGATCAACATATTCTTCTTCATCATCAACCTTCCTTCCAAAAGCTGACCACTACCAAGGCACATTCTTCAACAGCACGAACAACACCACCAGCACCACCACCAGCCAATTGAGCATGATCGCAGTATCGCGACGGATGTAGCCATTCTCACGCAGGCGGTAGGTCTTCGTCTCACACACCGCGCACTGGCAATAGGTCGCTTCGCGGTAGTGGGGCATGATCTCCATGCAGACCGAGCAAAAGCGCATGAACGTATTCGCCTGCGGGTACTCTTGCGTGTCATCTACCACCGGCACGTCGCGGACCAGTAGCATGAATTGATTGGTGGTGTTCATTGGCTCACCTGTCGGCTGGTCTTGTCGGCATACACGCGCTCATGCTTCTTGAACAGATACACCTCGGCATACCCGTTCCTTTTTGCCCAATTCTCCGCTTCTTCCTTTGAGCGGATGCCCTGCTGCATTTGCGGTTTCCCGATCGCAGGCGCTTCGGTCACTTCATGTACCTTCACATTCGATTTCATGGCATCCTCCTAATTCAACTTGAACAGATCCATCTGCGGACCGAACTTCTCGATGCCGCGCTCTTTCAAGGTCCTGGCTTTCGCTTCCATCGTGCGCGAGCGCGTAATGTAATCATCAATGATGAATTGCACATCTTCCATGCTCCTGGCGATCCAATAACCAGACTGCCCACTCGAGGAGCAAATAAAATCGATATCGCGATACTTGGCGATCACTTCGCGGATCTCGCGATCGAACGGATTGTTATTGCCACGGTTCGCTGCCGCTTCTCGTCCGAACACCCGCTCCACCAATTCCCAGCGACCAATGGCATTCTCTTTCCCCGCATGCAGGGAGAGGATGTACCGCACCTCGCTCTCGATCTCTGATTTACTTTTCTCGTTCTCCATGGCTACAATTCTCCTAAAAACCAAACCCGGTTATTTACCGGCTCGTCGACTTGCCACCCGTGCCACGCCCGTAGTATGGCGGCGAAGTCACCACGCACTGCACAGAAGCATCTGCCAATGTTTTCAATGTTTCAATGCAATTGCCTTCAAGAATGGTGACTTTCATGATTTTTCCTTCCAGAATAATTTCGGTTCACTCTCGCTCCCCATCCTGCGCGCCATCACGCAGGTGGCTAGGAGAGTGAGATACGTTCTCCCTGCGCCTGGTCGGCTCTCGCACCGACCAGGCTGATACAAGGAGGAAGCTCATGTGTCATCAGGCTGCTTCTGCCTGGGATGACCTTGGTCAGCAGGGTCCATTTGTTTGTGTCAACTCGATTTATAAAATTTTCAACCGGCTATCGTCTTTACCTGCTGACCGTAGACTCAGCCGTGCTGATCACATACTTTTCAAGCGTCCGATGATCTTGTGCCAGCGATGCACTACCAGGGCGAGCGTGACGCCTTCGTTGACCACTTCATCGAGCATCTTGCTGATCTCCATCACTGCATCGTCGCGGATGCGCATGGCGTGGTTCGGCAGCGGTCGGCGATGATGGTTCTCTTTGACAGTGCGCTGTGTTCCGCCTGCGATCATGGGGATGCCGCTGGCTATAAAACAGGCTCCGAAGATCAGGGAGGCTTGCCAGAAGGGCATACAAACGCTCAGGAGCGCCACAGACGGGATGATCAAGGTTCCAGCCACGCCAAAGATGACGGAGACCGAAACATGCCAAAGGTTGTGCCGATGCGCCCATTCCACGATTTTGTTGAAGCCCAAGCCAAAGATGAATTCCACGAGTAGCACTAGGAATATCAGGGGGAAATCCAGGGGAAGTGGGGTTATGTTTGACATGGGGTATGCTGGTTCTATGAAAAAGGCGCGACCACCACCAGCTAGAGCTTGTGTGCCTTCATGGTGTAACCACTGAAGCGCGTGCGGTAGTCATGGATAATGTCATGGTCCTGTCTGAAGGCTTCGTTTGCCAGGGCTTTTGCCACTACCTTATTGATGTTCGCTTGTAGCTGTTTTTCCGTCAGCTTCGGCAGCGCAGCGTTTTCCATGTGCCAGTTTGACTTGCGCCTTTTGGACTTGGCAAACAGGCTGCGTTGATTGATCTTGACGACGAGCACCGGCTCTTCTGCTTTGTGGGGATCTGGTTCGATGCCCGTCAGCTCGATCGAATGCTGTGTATATTTCTTGCGGCGAATGCAGCCTTCGGCTTGGAGCGTGATCAGATGTCGGCAGATGGTGCCCGGCGAACGCACACCGGTCAACTCCATCAGGTCTTTTTGCGATGGCGAATAGGGATGCTGACTCATGAAAGCTTTGATCGCCGCAAAAGTCTTGAGATGGTTGTATTGCGGTTTCATGAACGCACCTTCTTCAAGGCATGGGTGCGCACTGCTTGATGCGCTGTGCGTTGTCTCTGCTCGATATAGGCGATCGTGTCAAATGCCTGTTTCATGGCAACTTCATCACCCCGCGCCACTGCGGACTGTAACGCTGCGAACGCGCGCCGATGCTCGGCATCCAACGTCGCTACGGGACGATACACTTCAACGGTGGTTGGCTCGCCGTCCATGACTACTTGACCTTTACAACATCGAGCAGCTTCTTGCCATCCTGCTCAACCAATTCGGCTTCACTGATCTTGGCATACACGCGTTTGCAAGTGGAGCAGTAAAAGCCGGTGCGCTTGATGGAGTGAACCGTTAAGGTTGTATCTGGGAAGTATTCGATCGATACCGGTGCTTTCTTGTGATCGCACTCAGGCAGTTCACGACCAACCCAATGCGCCACCTGCGCACCCAACCCGCGCAGACCGAACCCGTTCGCTTCGGAGACCAGTTGCACCGCTTCGTACACTTCGGGGCTGACGGGAATGTTTTTATATTCTTTGATTTCTGCTTTTTTCTTCATGGGGGTGTCCTTTGGTAATTCAAAGTTACAAATTGTGAACGAGAATATACACCCGCTGTAATTATTTGTCAATAGTAATTACCAAAACTGAACCCCCTAATTTTCAGATGTGGTGACAAAATGTATCTCACAATGGACAAGATAACATTCGGTGAATGGCTTAGGACGACCCGTACCAAGCGAAAGATATTCAATTGATCTGTAAAAAGGCAAACGTGGATTATCTTTCCCCGCACAAGCTGCGCCACGGGCACGCGGTCTATGCTCTCAAACGCGCGAGCAACATGGCGCAGCTCAAAGCCATCTCCCAAAACATCATGCACGAATCCGTGGTCACCACCGACCAGATCTACGGTCGCCTGATCGATGATGACGTGCAGGCGATCATCAGCGGGCTGTAGTTATCGCTCCGGCAGATCTGACCACAACGTATCCCGCACCGTGATCAAGATCCGCGTCGTCAGCTTCAGAATATCCACTGTGCGATACATCCCAACCAACATACTTCGCAGGATGGGTTTCACCGCTGCGAACGTGGCGGCATTATCAAACGCAGCCAACGCCTGCGCTTCCGTGGTCCCGTTCGTAATTTGCTGCACCACATAATCTACAGCTTGCTGCGCTGTGGCGGTCTTGAATTGCTCCGCCAAAACTGCCCCATTAATCGCATTCGCTTTCCGCGCCAGTTGAATCTGTCGATTCGGGAACAACAAATTAAGATAGATCTCCAGCTCCGCATCATCGAGCGCGCGCGAAAACGAAGCCTGCGCGCCATCCGTCGCAGAGACCACCGGCAGCCCTGCGTTTTGTAAGTCAGTGAACAGGCTCATGATAGATACCCTGCTTCTCTGAAGATAATTATTGTAGGAGTTCCTGTCCACGCCACCGAGAACACATTCGTTGTGACCTTGACCAACATCAATCCATTGATAGCATTGGCCGCAACCTGCCCCGTCAGAGTCTGTACATTCCCTGTTCCATACGCAGCTAGGGGATGCGATTTCATCGTGTCACCCGCCGCCCCTGGGACAATTGAACAGAATAAAAATATTGACGTCTTGCTGGTTGGACCCGAAGTGATCTCAATATCTACCCAGCTAAACCCGCCACCCGAAACGGTCTGACTGGCGATCGTAATCACATCACCCACCTGCCAGCCCGCGGGCACATTTGCAGTCAGTGTCAGCGTATTTGTGCCGGTCACGCAATTGCCGATCAGTGCTGATGTCCCGCGCGTCGTGTTGTACAATCGCATCTTTGCCAGTTGACTGGTAGACGTGGGTACCATCGCGCCCTCCTGACCGCTCGTCACATTGTAGGTCAAAGTCGCCCCACCTGGTAGCGTGGCAATCGTCCCTGCGAATGCCGAAACGCCGCCCGGATTGTCACAGCGAAAGATGTCATTCGCATTGGTTTCAGCAGTTGGGCTAAAGACTGCACCGTCAAATTTCAATTCTGCGCCAGGCTTGAAATTAATATCCCCATACATCTCCAAGCTACCCACCACCTGCCCAAAACCGGAAGTACCGCCGATCCCTAATCCTAGGGTATTCATTTCCTGCACATATACATCGTCAATATCAATCGTGCCTGCCGAATTACAACTGAAGGTGATCGTGGGGGTTGTATCTGCGTTCGCCTGAAATACAAAAAATGCGCGATATATCGTATCTGCCTGCATCGTGCTCAAGCCATGAATGATCGGAGATGCGCCTCCATACTCCAGTTTCAAGGCGCCGCCGTCCATCGTACTGCGATACAGACAAGTCACAAAATACCAGGTACTCGCTCCATAAGCGCTGGCACTCAAGGTTTTTGAAATGGTATTGGCTGACGAAATCCGCGCGTAATAAATTCCACTGATTGGATCCGTTGTTTGAATAGATGGTGAGCCTGACGTAGACCATGCCGCCAGCGTGCCATCTTCAAAATCATCAATAAAACGTGGAGTGTCGGACACGAAGTGAAACGTGTGTATCCCTTGAACGATCGGATTGTCAGCTGCGTTGTTTAGAGAATACCAAACCCGACCGATAATATTATAGTTACCCGCATCTTTAGATATGAGACCCATGAGTGACGAAGTATCCGTGATACCATTGTGATCGATCGTCAACAGACCAGCTGCCGCCACAATACTGCCATCATCGGCACTCAACCAAAACTGCGGCGCACCGTTCGTGTCGAACCCTGCCAGGTGTGCATTGACTCCATACTGCTCCAGTAAATTGATCGCGCTCATGATCATCCGCAATTGTCCGCTCGGTTCCATTGCCTTGAATTGCAAGGCGCCGATCTCAGCCGCGATCTCATCGAGGCTTTGAACACGCACAAAGCCCTGCCCAACCTGTTGCAATAAACCGCCCTGCCGCTGTACGATCGCACCCAAGTCGTTGGGATCTGCCTGCCGATGCAAAAAATCACTGTTGAAGTTTTCCATCACACCACTTCCATTTTTGCAGTCAATAGATTAGTTGCTTCAGTGTACGCCAGCGCCAGGATGCGTGCCTTACCCCGGAAACCACGCACGCCACCCGGAAAGTACGCATTAGCATAATGCGCAATGACAACATTCCCCAGCCGCGCATTCAGGAACGCATCGCCTTTGTCCATGATATTCATCAGGAAAGAAAATTGCGGGTACGCACGATAGTTCAAATAATTCCGGCTGTAGAGGTCCAGCGTGCTCTGCTCACGCACATCCTGCCACTGCACCATCTGGGAACGTGTGCGATATTGTTTTGTTGAACTCTCGTTGATCAATGGCGCGGTCCGCAGGCGGCTCACCTGCCCGCTTTCACTGCCAATGCCCACCACCCGGTTGACGATCGGTCCATCCACAATGGTGCTCTCGAATGTTGCATTGCCGCCCATGCCATCTGAATACAGGAAACCGGTATCAATCCCCAACCGCTGCGCAATATCCAAATAAATGACCAGGCGACCGCTCGCGTCTTTCTCAGCGCGGGTTTGCATCTCGCAGCCTAAACGCTTTAGCATGGCTGATAACTGCTCCCAATACGTGCGCCCATCCAGGGTTTCGGTGCGCGTGGTGGGGTCAGCTTTGGATGTATCACCAATACGCACGAATAGATCTTCCGGCGCGTTGAACATTTCCAACATCTTCGCGGCAATGCTGCCTACCGATCCTGAGAGGGTGGCTGACTCTTCAGGCGACCGTAAACTCAACAGATACTCCGCGTTATAGACAGCCACGCTCATCGGCAGTCCCGCACTCCACGGTGGATCGATCATCCCAGCCCAGCTCGGCAGTGTGGCATGTTGCACCAGTACCATCCGTCCAAATTGGAAGAATGGTTTCACTGCGTCGGCTTCCGTCAACGTCAACGTGGTCGAACCGCCGCCGCTCACCGCAGGGTTGCCTGCCAGCATCCAACCGCGGTTGAACATCGTGGTAATCTCACCCTCTGCTTTTTGATCAGTTCCAAACACTACAACACGGCTCATTAGAATCGCCTCCGATACCAGCTCAAGTTCGCCGCCAGCGTCCCTACATCCACCGCACTGATCGTCAGGATATTGTCACCTTTTACCAGGCGTATCAAGCGGTCGCGGCTTTCATCATCCGGGGTGATCGCCTCGTGCGCATTGACGTTGTTATACAACACCGTCTTCGCTTCACCGTCCAAAGCCAGCGTCAACCCCGGCAGCAAGGGCAGGCTAACATCAAACGCATCGTCATTCGCGGCGTTCGAAAGCGTCAGATCGATCTGGCGGCTCAACTGCTGACTGCCCAGCGTACCCGTCGGCAGGTTCGCGCTGACAAAGTTGATCGTCCCGGTTTGGATCTCGAAATACGCCCGCTCAGAGGCGCCCGCAATCAGCGAACCATCGAATAGGAATCGCATCCAACGCACATCTGCCATATCCACGCTGCTGTGCGAACCCAATGCCGTCCACGTGGCTGCACTTCCGGGCGTCGCCTCGGTCCACACATTGGCATATGTCGCGCCATCTACCGAACTTTGCAACGCCGCCGTAGCGGGGAACGAAGTCGCGCCGCGATATTTCTCGCCGGTGAATGTGGTCGTGTCGATCCCGCAAGCGCGATAGAACAGCCAAGCCAGGCTGGCCTGCTCAGGCATCAGATTACCGCCCTTGTAATAATTATCGATCACCATTTGCATTACTGGGTCTGGGCCGCTGCCATGCTTCAAAACATACAGGTTCGAATTTTTCCCAAGCCGCAAGTAAATCGCACCTTGAAATCCACCCGTTCTGCCTGTATAAGTAGTTTGAACAAACCCAGTGGTCGCATCATATACCCAGCTCGCATTTGTCGAAGTCAATAGAAACACCGGCTTCGTGTTGTTGTACGTCGTATCCGTCAGTGATGGGTCTGTAGAGGCTGTATTACCGTAACACACCGCGATCACGTGCTGCATATAGGCGAACACATCGCCCGCCGCATGAGCCTGCTTCGTTGTGCCCATCACACCGCGCGCGATCAGATGCAGCTTATAGGGATAGATTCCTTTTTGATATTTGATCCACTCCGTGCCATGTACCAGGATGCCCTCCGCAGGCATGGCGCTGATCGCTGCCAGGGTATCTGGCGTTACCGCGAAGGTGATGAAATCATAATCAGATGAACCGTCCAGCGCGCCATCTGAGCGCAGTGCCAGGTTATATCCGCTATCCAGCGTAAGATTGATCCACACCTTCGTGCTGGCATTATTCGGGTTCGCGATCCAGCGATTGATCTCTTTGCCATTCAGGAAGATCCGCAGGTCATTGCAATTCGCCAGTACATAGCTCAATTTGATCACGGCATTATCAGCATGCGTCGCTGCGGTCGTGCCACCAATGCCGCGCGTCACACCGGTCAGATTGCCAGATGTCGTGCCGGTCTTGCCCGTCCATTTGATCTGCTCTGTATCCACATAACCACTGCCCGAAGATGGGACCGTGCCCGTCACTGTATCGTATGGGATCGTCGTCACGCTGGCATTGATGCCGCCACCCTGGTTGATCTGGCACTTATTCGAATTGTCAGCCACCAGCGCCGCTGTATCGATCGTAATGCACCACGGACCGTACCCCAATGCCGGGATTGGTGCAGCCGCATTGATCAGCTGATACAACCGCTGATAGAGATACCCATTTGCGGGTCCGGCTGAAAGTGAGAACGTCACACTTAACGGTGTCTCATCATCACCCAATAAGGTCACCGTGTGATTGCCGCCCGTCCCAGTCAGGTTCCAGGTATACGTGTCAGCGGTCACCGCCCGCCACGCGGACCAGCCCGTGTTGAGCGTGACAATAAAGTGCATGGGGTATTCCGGATCTGGCATGATGTTCACCACCCGGCAGGGTTTGTAATAATCCAAACCGTCATCGCTGAAGGTCATCACCAGGTCACCCAGCGTGCCGCGTTTGAACCAGCCTTGCAGTTGTGCGATCAACGTCTGCCGGTTGGCATAGTTCAGTATCTTGATCTTCAAGACCACCGTTGCAGGGTCCACCGTAAAGATGCCTGCATCTACCGCGTCGGCATTGGCTTGTTCCACAAACACCGGCTGGATGGAAGGCACATGAAACGGATTCAAAATCCACGCTCGGTAATTCGTCCCGTCGTTGATCGCGTGTGCGTCAAAAGTCTTCGTAATTCTTAGCATCAATACCTCCGCCCCTGCAACGCCGCGCCCAGACTGCCCGCCGTTGTATCACCGCGGATGATCACATTGCCGATCACCTGCACTGAGTTGCTTACTGATTGGTCCACCGCGCCCAAGCCCAGCGGCATGCCGGGTTGAATGTTCAGCCCTTGCGCCAGGATTGGCAGTTGTTGATTCAATTCCTTCATGGCTTTATTGATACCCACGAGACCGTTTTCCCAGGGTGTGGGCGAACCGGGTGTCATCCAATCGGGCAGCTCGATGCTGTCGAACATCTTAGCCATGTCTTGCAACCAACCGATCACATCGCCGATGGCATCCCCGATCGCTTTGAAGGCTTTCACCAATTTACCGCTCAGGAAACTCCCAAATTTTTCCAAGGTAGGCTGAAAAGTGCTTGATACAAAACCAGATACCTCCTGGAAGATCGGGAAAATATTGTCCTGTAAAAATCCGAAGATCTCTTGGATCGGCGGCAGTAATACGCCCTGCCAGATGCCCGCCAACGTCCGCAGCGCCAGCCCGAAGACCGCATCCAGGAACGTGGCGATCGCGGAAAACAACGGGAAGACGAAGTCATTGAGGAATGCCCACACGCCCTGGATCGCCGGTAACAACGTGCCGGTCCAGAACGCGCTCAACGTCTGCAACGCCAGCGGGATGTTCGTGGAAAGCCATGTCCATAAGGTCGTCAACACCGGCATCAGGAAACCTTCCCATACCTGCGTGAGCGCGTCACGAATTCCGAACCAATTTCCAGTCCATGCCGCAGCCAATAAGCCGATGGCTGCTACGATCGCCGCGATTACCAGTGTCACCGGGTTGATCGCCGCTACAATTCCAGCGATCACACTGATAATGCCTGCCGCTGCCAAGGCGGCGCCAATCGCGATCAAAGCCGCCTTGATCTCTTCAGCATGCACAGTCACGAACGGGATCAACGTGTTTTGAATAAAGTTGCTGATCACCGTAAAAATGCCCACGATCGTAGCCGCGGTGTCACCGCCAAAGATGCGCCCCAGCGCGCCTTCGAAGTCGCCGCTCAACAACTGCCCCAGCACTTCCAGCGCTACACTCACCGCGCCCCGGATCAATGCTGTAAATTCCTGCACGCCTGCCTTGAACTCTTCTGACTTGAAAAGCTCCTGCAACGCAGCGGCTACTTCCTTGAAGATCGGCAGGAACTCCACTGCCAGTGTTCCCAGCATGCCCTTGATGCCCGCCTGGATACTCGCCATCGTATCGTCGAACGCCTCCAAGCCTGCCACGGCATCCCCATCCATCACCGCCCCGACATCATGCGCTTCATCAGCCAGCCGCGCCAATTCATCTGAACCCGCCTTGATCAGTGGATTCAGTTCCTGGGCGCTCTTCCCAAATAACTCCATCGCCAACGCATCGCGCTCAGCTGGGTTTTCGATTTGTCCAAGTGCGTCGATTACCTCTCCAAATACTTCCTGCTGATCACGCAGTTCTCCATTTGCATCCTTGACCGAAACGCCCAGGTTCTTAAAGGCTTCCGTCTGCGCATCAGACCCATCGGCAGCGGATGCCATCGAACGGACCAGCCGCGCCTGCGCGCCGGTGATCGTATCGAGGCTCGTCCCTACCTGGTCCCCGATATAAGATAATTCCTGCAATCGTTCTGTTGATATCCCCGTCTTTGTCGAAAGGTCAACCATCGCAGCCGCTGAATCTGCCGCATTGAACACCAGCGTACCAATGCCTAATGCCAAAGCCGCAACGGCAGCCACCAACGCCACGAATGTACCAATGGCAAACGCACCCACCTGGCTGACCCCATCCATCACATCCTGAAACGAAACCAACTGCCCGCTGGTCTCTGCGGTCTGATCACCGAGATCCTGCACAGATTGCTCAGTCTCGCTGGTAGTGCTCCGCATTTCTTCCAACGATGCTTCTGTGGTCTTTAGCTCGTTCTCCATCTTCCCGAGCGTTTCAGTTTCCTTGTTTAACTTGATTTCCAGATCTTGCGCCGCGCGGCTGTTCTCGCCCTTCTCAGCCTTGATGCGTTCATACTCCGCCCGCGTTGCCGCCACCTTCTGCCTTTGGATATCCAACTGGCTATTGAGGCTCTTGATCCGCGTCTCCAGCCCCGTCGCATCATTTGCCCAATCCCCCAGCGAAGCTGCCGAAGCGCGAAAACCCGATTCCAAAACGCGCAGCTCGCGGTTCATCGCCGCAATGCCCGTCTTGAATTCGGTGGTATCTAATCCAGCTTTTCCAGAAAGTTTATCTTCAGCCATAAGATCCTTTTTATAAACAGATGAACGCTATGAAAATACACTGGTCACAGTGAAGGCAGCTTCTTCCACAGCGGTGCAGGTGCCGGTGCCTTCGAAACGGAAATTCCACTCGCCTTTTTCATCGGTGACGACATCGGCATGGTATTGCCCGGTGGCATCGCGCACCAAGTCGGCATCTGTGCCGTAGACCAGCGTGGTGACGGTGCCGCTGGGTTTCTTGGATTTGAACGTCACGGTCGTGGGGTTGGTCAGCACATCAGCGACTTTGAAATCCACCGAGCAGCGCACCTTCTGTCCCTTTTTATAAAGATTGATCATAAAGGTTGGTCATCCACTTCTGCGCTTTCATGCGCCTGATTATTCAATGCCGCACTCCAAATACTGCCATCGCTCAGCCCTGCAAGATCATGCGCGCCGTCATTCAACGATGCATTCCACAAATTTGCATTGCTCAGCGTGGCGGTTTCCACCAGGGAGGTGGAAAGATACGCAATTCCTAAAAACACATTGGTCACAAATGTGATCGCATCCACCGTGTGGACGTGGGTTGCGTCCTGCACGACCAGGTAACTATTCGCCGTAAGTGTGACCGCATCACTTGCATGCAGATGGGTCGCATCATCCACAGACAAGCTGTACAGCAATGCCAGCGTGATGGCGTCGGCGCTGTGCGCGTGCGTGGCATCTGCGACTACCAGGTATGAATTGGCGGTCAGCGCGATCGTATCCGCGGCATGGATGTGGGTCGCGTCGGTTACCGTCAGCGTGACTGAACCATTGGTGTCCAGCGTGATCGCATCGGCAGCATGCTCGTGCGTCGCATCCTGCACAACCAAATGACTGGCAGAAGTCAGGGTGATGGCATCGGCGCTGTGTGTATGCGTCGCATCGGTCACAGCCAGGGAACTGTTTGCGGTCAGTGTGATGGCGTCGGCGGCGTGGGTATGAGCTGCGTCGGTGACTGCCAGATAACTGCTGACCGTCAGCGCAATGGCATCAGCCGCATGGGTGTGCGTCGCGTCGGTCACTGACAGGGAGATGGCAACACTCAGAGTGATCGCATCGGCGGCATGGGTGTGCGTCGCATCCTGTACAACCAATGAAACCGAAAGTGTCAAGGTGATGGCATCGGCGCTGTGCGTGTGCGTGGCGTCCGTAACCGCCAGAGTATTGTTTGCTGTCAGGGCAATGGCATCAGCCGCATGGGTGTGCGTCGCGTCGGTGACCGCCAGATAACTGGCAGACGTGAGCCCGATCGCGTCCGCTGCGTGGGTGTGGGTCCCATCTGTAACACTGAGCAAAGCCGAAACCGTCAGCGCGATGGCGTCGGCGCTGTGTGTGTGCGTCGCGTCCGTAACCGCCAGGGTATTGTTCGCCGTTAGCGCGATCGCATCCGCGGCGTGCGTGTGAGTGGCATCAGTGACTGCCAGGGAACTGTTTGCTATCAGGGCAATGGCATCAGCGGCGTGGGTATGCGTCGCATCCTGCACAACAATATCTGTGCTGGATGACGCCGTGCCAAAAACGAACGGACGCCGTGCGAGGACGCGAAACCGCGGACGGAAGACGCTCATGATTTACGGGTACTATCCCATTTCTTCAACAGTCACAGATCCGCTGACTGTAATGCTGTCCGCAGGCGCAGCCGCCATGCGCAGACACATGCGCGTCTGCCCCTGAGAAACTATCGGTCTTGTTTCAGGTGTATAAATTACCGACAATGGCATACGAATGTTCCAGCCATGCCGCTGAAGTGTGACCGGAGAGCCAGTGCTTGCCTGGGTGGTGTTGAGTGTTTCAGCCGTAAACCCTGCCGCCGAGTCAGATGCATTCAAAGGTGATGGTGTTGGGGCGCTGCCCCCTGATCCTGATGTGCTGTTTCCACGTGCCCAATATAGGCCAATGACTTCCTCGGCAGCATCGCCCAGGTCGGTTGTTTGTAGCAACTCGAACCCATGCACAATCACCGGCTTATCATCCGCAGGTACGATTTCAACAACGTCACAGGCTGCTGTGATCGCCGCCGCCGCAATATCTATTGTATAAATTCGTCCCATAGTTTTTACCTCACTAACAAAGGTTGGAACCGCACACGGCGGTCTTCGATCGGTGGCGCCATTGCTGGCTTTAGGGCAACTTGATAAACTACATAAGTTGCGCGTGTGCCGCCGCTGGTGCTGATCGTGGTCGCGCCAGTCGTGCCTGTGGATAAACCTAATTTGTCGGCGGATGCCTGGCACTGCTGACCAGATTCGTTCACGAGATTTCCATAACTATTGGTTACGGCATTGAAAACAGTCGTAGTCGGAGCAAAGTCGTCTGCCGCCCATACAACCGCACAGGCACCCGGTGTCAGGATCGAGATCGCTGAGGCAACTGCCAACCCTGTACCGCTGTCACCGGTCGCACGAGTGGATGCGCTTGGAGCCACATCCCACACCGTTCGGTCTACGCCTCGATATTGCCGCAGCAGAACGCTCCAGCGAGCAGATGATCCTAACGTAAAAGCAAATGCTGATGGCTCGTTGCCATTGCAAACACGATTGAAAAGGTATAGCCTGGCGCTATCCGGGTTGTCGCCAAAATCATCGAATGCAAATGGGGTCGAGCCATTATTATCGGCAACCGTGTTTCCAGCGAGATTGGCATGGACACCAGCCAAAACCACGTCACCGCCTTTGAGCGTCAGTCCGTGCGTGATACTAGGATTGCCACTGCCTCCATCAATACTTGCGGTGGCGACCAGAGAAATTCCCATTTTTTATGATTTACCGTTTCCTACGGGTCAAGCTCGATATCGTATGCCGGGATATTCACGGTGTTCGAGCCGTTCGCCACCAGTGCCTGCGATGTGCAGGTCGCCACGTGGATCAACGCCGAGGTCGCGGTCTTGACCAGCGCGATATGCGTGGCTGTGCCTGAAGCATCGATCAACACACCAGTCTGCGCCGCGACCGTGGTCTTGCGTCCGCCGCTTACGTCGCCCGCTGCAGGTCCGGTGAAATCGGTGGCATCGATCACCACGTCCGCCAGTGCATACGTGCTGTTTGCTTCGGTGTAGGTCGTAGGCTCAGCTGAGCACACGATCAATTTGGTGGCGTTGTCTTCGATGTATTGCAACGCCGCGTCAAACACTTCACTTGCTACTCGTTCTGCCATAAAGGATCTCCTTATGTTTCCATAGAAACGTTACAGCCAATCAACATCATCGGCATACAACTGTCGGCGCTGGGGTTCCTTGGTCTGATTTTTCCAGGCTGGGTACCGGAACATGAACGGGATCAAGCTCTCGATATCGGTGGCATCGATATCCACCAGCGACCAGCCCGTCAGATCGACCAGCGCACATTCCAGGTCTAGCGCCCAATCGCCAGCCTCATCGGTTGCGTCGCCGCCCGCAAACGCCTCGCCATCTATGCCCTGGGCGGTAAGGTAGGGTCCATGATGCCCTTCGCCCGGCTCACAATCGCCCGCAGCACGGTCATCATTTCCGTGAGATCAGATTGCTCATCTAATTTCTCGACCGTCAGCCCTGGGAACACGCCCATGATGAAATGCGTGATCTCATCCACATCCGCATCTTCATACGCATCCGCCTGTTTCGCGCCGAGCGTCTTATTCAAGCGGATGGCTTGTTTCAACATCTTCCACGGGATGAAGCTCCGCGTCTTAGTCTCCAGCACTTCCTCGGTCGCTGGGTCGTACAACGTCAATACAATCGGGGTCGGGGGCATAGGTTCCTAACTCTCCCCTCCCCGAAGGGAGGGGAGAAAAGCTAATTACTAAATACTGACAGCTGCTCTTACGCTGTCGTGAAGTCGTAGGCGGTCAAAGCCAATGCCTGACCATAGATATCGGTCACACCTGAAAGCGTGACGATGTACTTTGTCGCCGCAGCCAGGTTGCCGGTCGGATCGATCGTGATGATCTTGTTGGTTGCATCGATGGTGATCGCCGAAGCAAACACAGCACCCGCGGCACTGACGATCTGGACGCCGGTCACGCCGGTGCGCAGCGCATTGTTGAAGGTCAGGGTCACGCTCACGCCTACCGCTTGGCCGGTTGCGCCATCTGTCGGGCTCGGGGTGCAGGTCAACGCCGAAACAGATCCAGTGGTCGGGGTCTGGACCGCATCGAACCACGTGGTTGCCACAAATGTGCTGTCGCTCGTGTCGCCGATCACACGTTTCACTGAATCGGTCACACTGCCATCCAGGGCAAATTGCTTGATCGTGCGGATCGCCGTGAATTTCAACTTGAGACTCTTGGGATCGGGGGTATCGGTCTCACTGGCAACCTCTTCGGATGGCGAACTGAACGTGCCCTTCAAGAACCAGTAATAGCGATAGAACCCGCCGCGCATCTTGGCACGGAAGCCCAGCGCGATATCTGGCGGCGTGCCGCCGTTGTCATACATGCGCCCGGTGGCAGCGTTATACACACGCCCCAGCACAGTTGCCAGCGTATCCAGGGTGATGCCGGTGACCTCGATATCCAGTTCCGTCTCACCTTCGCTCGCCATCGAGTCGAACGGCTGGTTGTCTGCGTACTGCACCTTGGCGTTCGATTTGGGCGACTGCGCGATATTCATCGCCGGTGCAAAGACGGCGGGCGTCCCTGCCGCATACGCGCTGGAATCGTCTGTCGTCACAAGGGCGTAATAGATCTTATCTACACCCACAAATGATTTCTTATTAGTTGGTGCCATAGTTTCTCCTTACTCAAAAACTTTCTGAATAGATATAATCCTTCGCCAACCCATAATGACCGGTCGCCTGGTCTTGTGGCAATTGGCGCTCATTGCTTTTCTGAAAACCTGCCGCGACCAACGCGGCATCTACATTCGGCAGCGTGACCAAGCCGCTCTTACTCCAGATCGTTACCTGCACCAAATACAAACGCGCGACTTCAGCATTATCCGCATGTTGCTCCGGGTTGCCTGTGATCAGTTGGTATGTCAGGTACTGATCTGGCAGTACGCCCGTGCTTTTATACGGTGCCAATGAAAACGGCACAGCCGGGGAGAGGGTGTTGAGTGCGGTCGTTACCCTTTCGAAGATGGTGGTCATGTCTTGATTCCCATACGGTCGAACACGGCTTTCAACATGCGTTTGATACCGGTACGGCGCAGCTCAGTGAGCGCCGGGCGCAGGAATGGTTCAGCGGCTTGTCCGCCTCTGCCATATTCTTTATATAAACCGGCTTCATCGGTGCCCACGTGCGCACCCAGCTCGAAGAAAATGTAATTACCATCCTGCTCCACAGGTCCCGCAAATAACGTGGCAGCGGTCGCGCCTGTCCATGTTTCACTGGTTCCGCGCAGGATCGTTTCCATTCGGTCACGTGCGATCGGCGCGGCTTCGTTCAACACATCGGTCACCACCTGATCAACATCCTCGCCAGCGTTGGCGAGGTCTTCCAGGAAAGCATCCAATCCCTTGAGCTGGAATGAACCTTTCATACCGTTCCTTTTGCGCGCTCGACCACCAGCTCGACCCAATGGTTCTTATCCTGCACCGGATCGATCGAAATGATCTGCCAGACTTCCAAGCCTTTGAGAATGCGCCAGGTCGTTTGGATATCACTGCGATGGCGGATCGTGACGGTGGCGCGCTGGGTATTTTTTAGCGCATCACTGTTCACAGCTTCGGCGCCATGCGCCATGACCCAGCGTGCCCACACCTGGGGATTCGTGGTGGCGTTGGCATAACCTGCCACTTGCGCGGCGCCCTCATCGGTTGTGATGGTAGGCTGCTGCAAGGTGATGACGGTGCGCATATCGCCGGGGTTGATGGTGTAGGTGCTCATGCGATCACATCATCCGCGGGTGCCTTCAAGATCACCACGAACTGTTTCTCGGTCAGGTCGCTGCCGTAGGTTTGCACGATCTGATTTTCTTCAGAGATCGCGCTTTCAAACTTGGCAGTTTGATCGCCGGTGATGCCATAGACTCCGACCAGCTTGATCACCGTATCGCCTTCGCGCGCGCCAGGTAACGAGATGGCACCGGCGCCGCTTAAGCCTTCGAATTCATACTTGCGATACTTCAGCGCTTCGACTTCCAACTGCGTCAACACATCGTTCATGCCTGAAGAGCCGCTGCCTACCATTGCCGGATTGTCGTACCAATTCACCAGCAACGCCCCTGCCGCAGTTTTTGCCAGCGGATGTATGCTGGAATCCGCAGACCAATCCCGACCAGTGGCGCGCTGGAGATACGCATCCACCTGCGGCAGCAGCATCAATAAGATCTGATCTGTTTCGGTGGAACGTGTCCAATTGGCAGCTTCACTAGGGGTCAAGATGGTCATAACTCTCCGAAATTGTTACGGCGGGCGGGGAGGTCGTCCGCCGTAACATGGCTCAGCGCGTGGAAGGTCGCGCGTTACCGCTAAGGATTTTTGGGCGACTTCCTGCGCACGGGCTTTGATTCAACACTGATAGGCGCTTCTGGCACAGCCGGTTCTGTTTCCACAGCAACGGGTGCAGGCTGCATCGACAGCGGTTCATCGGCGGGTTGAACTAACTTCCAACCCGCAGCCAGATATCCCGCCACTTTTTCAGCGGCGACAAACATCTGCCCATCACGCGGACTTTCTAGCAGCGCGTTTCTCGCCATAGCTCAGTCCTAGCCGAGCAGGGTGGCGATGGCTTCGCTCTTGACAGCCTTGACACCCCAGGCGAGGGATACTTCCATAATCACTTCATGGTAGCCCGGATAGACAGAGACCAGGAATGACAAACCGCTGAACGGGTCCGTGATGACTGTATGGTCACCGAGAGCGCCTTCTTTAGGAAGTTTGGGCACACGGGTAACCAAATGAATGGCATTGCGTTCAAAAGCGAAGTTACCAGTGTAACTATTACCCACCGCAACTGGATCGTTGTTGACCCAAGCAATTTTATTGCCGGGTGCGCCCAATACGATATCGCCATCATTATCACCAGCCCAACCCGTGTTCACCACGTATTTGTTGGTGTCACGGCTGGTTTTAGTATTGGTTAAAACATCACCGGCTAAAATCGTGCCAGTGCCAGTATCTACATGCACGGTTGTAGAACCTACGGCGTAACCAGCGGTAAGATCTACCAGGTAGCCTGAAGCAGTGCCTTTGGTGTGGCTGACGATCTGATTGGACTCATGCAGCTTGAAGCCTTGAAGATCACCAAGTCGTCCTTCACGCAAAAGTGCGGAATCACCCGCTTCGTTGACTTTAAACAAGCCTGATTGCACACCACGGATCTGAGCACCGGTATCAGTGCTCAACACCATGTGCATGTCGCTGGTCCAGGCACCGTTATCAGCCAAAATCTTGCGGATCTGGGCGATGTCGGTTAGGTTGTTGGCAGTGGCAAAAGGTGTCGTGCCAGCTGTACCGTAAGCACGAGATGCACCACGTTTGGCTGCAAGGAAGAGATCAGCTTCAACTTCATTGCACAGCGTGCGGAAAGCCTGCTCAAAGGTTTGGGTTTGAACATCGTCATAAATCCGCGCGATAGAAGCCTGCTCTTCGCCTGTCCAATGAAATGGAACTTTGCGAACCTTGCTGATGGTCATACTACCTTCAGTGGGTGTTCTGCCAGAAGGCTCTGTAGGGACCGCAGCCGGAGTTACATCCGAAGCCGTCATAGCAGGCACAATGGGATAAGTGACAGATTGATCCTTGGCGGCTTCTGCCGCTTTGGAGTTCATGTACACCGCTGGGATAAAGCCGATCTGCTCACGCAGAACCTTATTGGCGGCGATTTGAATCTCAGGAATGAGGTTGGTCAGGGTGTTAGCACTCATGTTTTATTTCTCCTTATGAAAATTTCAAATACTCGATTAGTTTTCGAGTTTGCCCCCAGCTTGGGCAAAGGCAAGCCGTTCGCGCGGGGTCATATTGTTCCACGCCGTAAGGTTTATGACATTCGGCGTGGATGGGGCGTCGGGGGTGTTCGGAGTTTCCGAGACCGGCACGAAGTTCGCCAACAGATCGGTACTTTTCATTGCGTTCACGATCTTGTTGTAAAAGCTCTCGGCTTTGGTGCGTTTGGCAATGGCTTCGTCCAGCTGCGACTCCAATGCCAACGCTTGGTCTGCACCCTCTGGGGTGCCCAACTGCAATGCCGCATCGATTTGATTGATAATCGATTGCACAGCAGTTTGCGTGTTGGTCACCTGGTCAAGATAGAGTTGTAGATCAGCCATTGTTGTTCTCCTTATAAAGATTGACACGATCACGTAAACGCTCTAATTGGCGTTCGCGCTCAACATCCACCACGGGCTGTGACTCTTCGCTGGAAAGGTTCAACAGACCGGGCGGTACGTTTTCATAAGATTGCAAGACATTGACGAACGCCATATTTTGCGCGGTGGTCTTTTGCCCACCCTGGATAACTTCATTTGCAAAGCCGTAAGTCACAGCTTCCTGCGCAGACATCCAGGTAGTATCTGCCATCATTTTATTGATGCGGTTTTCACTCAGCCCGGTCTTTTCTGAATAAATATTCACGATGCCGGTTTTGATGCTGCTCAATTGATCAGCCAGTCTTTTGAGCGTTTGGATATCGAGGTTTGCCATCATCACGACCACTGACGGGTCATGAATCATCATATAGGCGCTATCCATAATCTTGATTGTCTTGCCCGCCATCGCCACTTCCACTGCCGCGCTGGCAGCTACTCCATCGATCCGCACGGTAATGTGACCTGGGTAATCGGTCATAATTGCACGAATGCGACTAGCTGCAATCACATCCCCGCCTGGGGAGTTCAAACGTACCGTGATCGGTCCGCCCTTGCCAAGATCGTATAGGTCATTCTTGAATTTTTCCGGCAGGACTTCGTTGCCCATCCAAGAAAATTCAGAGATCACACCATTGAATTGAAGCTCAGGGTCTTGCCCATCTACAGCATTGATCACAGTCCAAAAGGGTTCATGCGGTTGGGCGTTGCCCTGGAAACAGCGAATGGGATCAGGGTTGTTCGGCATCGGGGACTCCTGCTTTTTCTGGCGCTTGAATGCGTTGGACATTGGACATCATCCAGTAGTCATCGCCTTCAGGATAGGGACTCTGTTCGTCAAAGGCGCGGGCTTCGTTGGGGGTCATCTGTCCGCTTTGGATCTTGATCGAGTTGGTTTCGGCGCGTCCCTTGGCATCCATGCGGAGCAGGGAGGCGCGGTTGAATTTGAAGTATTGGGTGCTCTGTTCGGCACGCGTCAACCACTTGATGCGCGCGGCTTCTTCGAACGGGACCAGGTAACTATCGAGCGTGCCCTGTAGGTACTCGATATACTTTTGCTCATTCGAGTTATAGGCTTCCTTGCCACGGTTGAGCATGTGTTCACTCAACCCGAAGAAGTTGCAGATGTCACGATCGGACGCATCGATGGAGGATAAGAACTCAGCATCCTTGGGGGTCATGCTGATGGGTTCAAACTTGGTGATGCGCTTATCGAAGACCGCCAGCTTGTAGGCATTTTCCGAGCCTGCCATCGCTTCTGAGTAGGCTTCGCGGACTTTGGCGCGTCCTTCTTTGTCGAGATTGGCATCCACCGACACATAGCCCGAAGGGTTCAAGCCCTGTGAATAAAATTGACTCTGGGTCTTGCGTGCAGCGAGCTGTCGCCCGATGGTTTCACGCGCAAAGGTGATGACACCGCGGCCCATGAAGCCGGTCTCATCGGGGTTGATCAGGAGGTGCAATATTTCGACCGATGGGATGTATTCGATGCGCCCATTGCTGAAGGTATGGCGATACCAAAGATTGCCAGCTACATCGAAGACAGGCACCGTGCGATTCGCAGGCAGGATCAGCAATTGGGGTGGAAAGACCGGGGGCTTCCAGATGTAGCAATTCCCATACATGAGCTGCCATTCGATCACAGACTTCTTGAACTGGAATGGCGTCCAGCCCCATTGATTGGGTGAGACCTGTAACAGATAAGACGTGTTGTACAGAGATCCATCTGGGTTGATCTTGGTGATATTCCCACCGGTAGAAAGGAACTGTTGAAAAGGCATCTTCGCCACGTCATCGGAGATGATGTTCTTGGCGCGGTAGGCAGTCGCCACCGACATCGAACCTTCGATGGTGACACGCTCGCCTGCGATGGTCTGCTCGCCATAGCGGGATGGATAATTGGCGCGCGGGCTTTCGTTTGAATCTTCCTTGATGCGCGGCGTATCTTTGAGGAGATTACTGATCAATGCCATTTGCCATCTTCTTTCCAACTAAAAAGCCAAAGCCGATCAACGCAATACCGGCTACGATCAACGCAGCTGGGATGCTCACCATGCCTACACCGAACACAATGCAGACACAGCCAGCGATCAAAAGCACATCATCCAGGTTCTTTTTCAGGTTCGCTTTCATGAGGCATATACCGGAAAAATGTTTGTCAGTGGTCCACTCATCACGCGGATGCGCTCAGGGTTGGGCACGCTGTTGCGACAGTCTTCAGACCACGGACGGGTATAGAAATCGAGCGGCATTTCAAACATCGGTGAGTGATAGGTGGATGGTGGGCAGTGTTTGACGGGTCCCTGGTAGCAATCCATGCCGCATAAGATGACCGGATCACAACCCAACCACAGCGCAAACCAGGTGGCGGTATTGGAACTGAAGAAGCCGGTCCACACATCAGGAACATCGAACACCACATCGGTGGTCGGTTCCGGGCTGACGTGGATGGCTTTATGTTCGCGGACTGCGATCACCTGTAAGGGATTGGTTTCAGGCGTGTCGTTGTAGACCATGTAGGTGGGTTCGCAATAATAAAACGCGTGATAGTTCACCGCGATCAATAAACAATCCTTGGGGAGTTTCTGCATATCTTCCGGCAGGCTGGGACCACCGCCCAAGATCGCCGCCGGGCGACCTGCGTATTTATCTTTCAACGCAGACAGCTTTTGTTTTTTCAAGCCTTGCTCCGAATCGCATTGGCAAGATCACGAATGGCAGAGACCAGCGTAGATGTTTCCGTGGATTGTTCAAGCGGGAAGACATCCACATATTCGATGCTATGATTGGCTTCAGCCACGCGCAGCCATTCAGGTCGCTGTGGGTTTTGGGGAACAAGCCGCGCATATTCCACGCCAGCGATGTTGTGGATATCATAGGCATAGAGCGCGGCACCGACTGCGACAGTGCGCATCTCGCGCCCGCCCTGGGACTGCGGACGCGGCGTATCGCGGATGATAGTGCCTTTGGGGACTTTGACGATCAGAAGATATCTGGGTTCCATATAGCTCCTTATTTTTGGGCAAAGACAGTTGTGAGCCATTGCCCAAACTGCGGGATGATCGCTATCACAACGATCAATGCCAGTGCGCCAATCACATACGGCACTACTTTGTTGCGCACATCAATCCAATCGATCTGCTTGCGTTTCTGTTCAGCCTGTTCGCGCTGAGTGATCACTTCCTGCACGACCGTGCGCATTTTCTCTGAAGTTGTGCCGGTCGTTTTGGCATTGCGTTTCTCGGTGAGCTGCACCGTCAGCGCCTGCATCTGCATTTCGAGATTGTCGATCTCTTCCTGGTAACGTTTGTCGCGCGTCTCTTTCAGTCCTAGGATCAGGTTGTTGATGGAGACCTGTAGATCCAACATCGTGCGCTGGGTGTTGCTTAAGTTATTGTTGATGGCGCGCGACTGCGCCATCAATGCACCGTTCATCTCGGTCAGCAGTGAGTAGATCATTTCACCGTACTCTTTTGGCATTTGTTGGATGTCAGCCATCTTCAATACTCATATCTGTCTGCTCATTGAGATCCACGGCGGCGCCTTTGACGCGCAGCATGAACTCATCATGAAAATATGCCGATACTATCAAAGCGATCCCAACATCGCGCGCGTAGCGTCCGCTTTCCATCATCAGGTTGACGGGACCTTCAAAGGTGATGATGGGCGTCAACCAATTGCCAAGCGCATCCTGTGTCTGCGCAACGATAACCACGATCTTGCGCCGTGAGGGTGTAGGGTGCCTGATCGTGATGATGCGCTTGCGGGTTTTGGGTTCATTGTTAGCTGGCATCCGTTGGTAAAATTCAAAACAAAAACGCCCGGCAACTCATAAAGAGTTGCCGGGCGTTCACCAGTTATGGTCTACTTGCGCGACAGTGCCCACACAAAAACAGCGGGCGTTCAATTTCAAAAAGAGTCTAGCATATTATTTCGTGGAATACAAGAGGCAATTCGTTACATTCCCCAATCATCTGACATGATCGCCGATAGATTATCAATGCCGTGGAAGCGTGCGCGCGCCATCGCACAAACCCAAGCTGTGGTGAGATCGATGCGCTTGGTGCGATCGTAGGATTTGCCCTTGCGTTCTTTCACGTATTTGATCTGGGCATTGCCATTCTTTGCGATGGATGTATTACCGAAACACCAACGCGCAACCGGATGCGGCTCATGTGAGACGACACCATTGCGCAGCTGGACTTCGATCGTGTTCATCGGGTCCGTCAGACTCATATAGGTCTGGGGCACATCGACGATGGTCATACCATCTTGATCGAGACGCTGCAACAACATCGCGGCGAAGGAACGGTCCGCATCCAGCTCCTGCACCTGGTATAGTTTTCGGCATTCGTTGATGCGTTCTTCGATGATGGTGTAATCGACCACATCCCCGGGCGTGGGTTGCAGCCAACCCTGCGCAGCCCAGCGGTCGTAGGGGACATGATCCATGCGGATGCGTTCACGCATATTCTTTTCAGGAATCCAGCAATCCCAAATGACCCGCCAATCTGACTGTCCCTCTTGGGGTGGGAACACCAGACACAACGCGCTGAGGTCGGTGGTCGTAGAAAGATCGAGACCCATGAAACACTCACGCCCGAGCAGGTCCGCGCGAGTCCAGTCTTTGGCATCGGTCGCATCGAACAGATCCACGGGCAGCCAGCCGCTGAGCTTCGTGGTGATCCATTGATTCAAATTCAACCAACGGAATGTCCGCTCATCTGCCGGGGAGAGTTTCGCTTCCGCTGCCAGCTCGCGCAGATCTTCAACCTGTAGACTCAATCCCAGCGATGGATTTGCCTTGTGCCAATTTTGTTCATCATAAATATCTTCGCCCTGATAGGAGTAGATGATCGGATACCAGGTGGGAATGTCTTTGGATGGATCACCCGCTTCACGCGCCTTTAGAATTGTTTCGGCTTTCTCGTGAATTTCCCACCCGATCGATACACGGTCAGGGTCATCACCTGCGGTGGTGATCACCCACAGCAAGGGTTGCTTGCGTGCCAGGAATGAACCCTTGGTCATCGTGTCCCATAGATCGCGGTTGGGCTGAACATGCAGCTCATCGAATAATACAATGCTGGGTCGATAGCCATGTTTCGTGAATGACTCAGCACTTAATACTTTGTAGGTGGTGCCGGTCTCACGGTTCTCGATCAGCTTGTAACTATCGCGGATAATGACCGTACCTTTATCCACCATCTTTTTGAGATGCGGTTCCTGCATGATCATTTCCACCGCAGTGTCAAAGATAATGCTTGCCTGGTTACGGTCACCAGCACAGCCATAGATCTCGCCGTTCGGTTCGTCTTTATCGAAGATGTGCTTGTTGGCAATCGCCCCCAACAGTTCTGACTTGCCATTCTTTTTCGGGATCTCGATATAGGCGGTACGATATTGCCGAATGCCGCGCGCGTTGATGGTCCCGAAGACTTCCCGCACGATCTGCTGTTCCCACGGAAACAGTTCAAAGCGCGTGCCATGAAAGTCACCGGTGTGGCTGAGTAGTTCAATAAATTTGACGGCGCGATTGGCTTTCTGTTCGTCGAACATTATCCGTTCAAAACCTTTTCCATTTCACTCTGCGGCGCTTCAGGTTCTTTCATGGGTGGTTCCACACCGGCACGCGAGCGCGGCGTGAGATATAGACTCTGACTGTACGCCAGTCCAAGTTTACGTTTACCATCCAAGCGAGCGTCAAAGCCTTGCAGCCTGGTCAACAAAGCATTGACCTGCCCGAGCGCTTTGTAATACGCTTCAAGATCGTCGGGTTTCATCTTCGCCAGTTTGGTGTCCGCTGACACATATTGCTTCTCGATCTTTGATCGTATCCTGGAGAGCCAGTCACATTCATCTTCAACAAGGCAATACTTTACAATCAGATCTTCATCGAACGATGTGGCGATCTTCCCTTCGAGTTCGGCATACAATCCGACCACACGTTTCCATGTGGCGATGGCTATTTTGTGGCCAGTGAGCGATGCAGGCGGCTTGCGCGTCAACTCCGTCCGCGGCGTCATCGCAGACTCTGATGCGGTCCGCTGCGCACGGTCCGCTTTGGTATCGTGCCTATCGGTCAGTGTAGATGGTTTACGAGCTGGCATCACGAATTTCTCACATTGGGAGTTTTTTTCGTTCCGAGA